ATGAGAAACTATTCTACTTATAAAATTGTTTGGGATCGTAGAGGAAACAAAGGGATTGCACCGGTTGAGATTGAAATACATCTTCCTGATGGGACCCGTAAATATGTTGCTACGGGACTAAAAATACCTGCAAATGAATGGGATGCCAAATCCCGGCAAATTACTAACAGTCCATTTGCAACTAAACTGAATAATCAAATCTCAGATAAGGTTGGAAAGATCAGGGCGCATGAGCTTATCCTGATTGACAGCAATAGACTACTAACCGGAAATGAAGTCAATATCGCCCTAGAAAAGAAAGCTGCGGGATCATTTGTGGCATTTATGCGTGATCAGATAGCAGCCAGGAATGACATTGCCAGCGGTACCAGATACTTGCACACCAGAGTTGCAAACAGACTGGAACAGCATGGCATCAAACAGTTCACTGACCTTACTTATATTAATATTGTTTCCTTTGACCAGTTCATTTCAAAGGAATTGAAGGCACAACCCTCTATTGCTAAACATCACCAGGTGGTAAAAACCTATATCAATATGGCCACCAAGGCAAACCTTTTAGCTTATGGAGCTAATCCATATCTGAAATTTACATTTAGCAAGGGAAAGAATAAAATCAGAACACGTTTGGACGATAACGAGATTGAAGCATTGATAAAAAAACCAGCATCGATGACGAGGGATTGTGCGGTTTTTCAGCTTTTTACTGGAATCACACATAAAGACCTTGAGCAGCTCACAAAAAAGAATCTCCGTAGAGATGGATCAGATGTTTGGCTGGAGGGATTGCGAAAAAAGTCTGGTGAGATGTACACGATTTATCTATTGCCTGAAGCGGTGGAGATCATTGACAGGTATGCCGGAAAGGACAAATTAATACCATGCAGGGATTTGTGGGGATACAATCGAGACCTTAAAATCTTAGGTGCTAGCTGTGACTTCACGAAAATATTGACATCTTACGTATTACGTCATACTGCAGCAACCTGGATGCTGAGAAAAGGAGTGCCAATCACGACAATATCAAACATCCTTGGTCACACAAATATTGAAACAACTCTGATATATGCAAAACTGGAAAAGAAAATAATAAAAGAACAGATGATAAGTGCGTTTTCGAAGCCTCGCGAAAACAATCCTCATAATTCTGAACTAATTCAGCCAAAGCAATCTTAGGTAACTTCATTAACTTTTTAACCTTTTTTCGGGAAAGCGAATCTCTAGTATCGGGCAGTATTTTTGATTTTTTATTCATTGTTTAACTTTTCGCAAAAATATCTATTCAATTGAGACGGAGAAAATGCGGTTCCGTATTTTACTCTTGTTGACCTAATTTGTCCTTTTTTGTCTTTAAATGAGGAAATACTAACTTTTCTGCACTTGGTTTACTGGCCTCATATGGCCAAAAGGCAGCAAGATGAGCCGGTGAAATACCCAAGTATTCCGCAAGATGGTAGACAGTAATGTGCTTAATCCCGTAATGGTCTCTGATTTCTTTCGAGCGTCTTTGTGCTGTCTTTTGACTGCACTCCATAAATATTGCGAGGTCCTTTGTAGATAGTATCATGCGGATTATTGTAACCATTAAAAAAACCCGCTGCACTGACTTACCATTGTTCAAGACAGGAACTATGATGTGTTTCTTAAACACCTACAACGGGCAATGCCCGTTCCTGTCTTAAATAATAAAAATGGTAAGTCGATGCAAAGATAATTATAAAAAAGACTAGGGTGCTGAATTTGTATTTTCAAACCAATTCTTAAATTATTAAATCCGGAGAAATAACGATCACCTGACAACGCAGGTGATCGTTATTGTCAACAAGCCGAGTATTTCAGCGTCAATCGTAATCGCAGGTGGTTCAGTTTCTCCGGGAATAACCGCCGGATCACCTTCTTTAGGTACAATTTCTCCTCCGTCTTTCTGAACAATATCGAGATAAAGCCAGTTGTCTTGTGGCAAAGTTGAGTTTGCGAAATCCGTCGTTTCTGTTCCTGCATAAACCGCCTGAATAGGTCTATCAGTCAACGAAAACCCTCTTTCATTGACCGAGCTTCTTGATTCAATGATAAAATTCACAATTGATTCGGTGCTGAAATGAGAGTCAATCCTTACGACATCCTGGGCCTCGTATAATCTTGCGATAACCATTGACGATTTGATTGACGGGTTGGGAATATTCAGCAAATATTGCTTGACCTGCTGGGTCTGACCTCCGGAATATTCCCCCCAGGGCATCCACCAATTCCCATTATAAAGGTATGCGGTTTGCTTACCCTCATTATAATACAACTGCCCTGCTACGGGATTTTGAGGTAAATCCCGTAGAGTATGCAGGACAGCGTTCAGGAGTTGATTTTGCTGTATGTCCAGGTTGGACTTAAATGATGGCATAACAACTTTTTAAGTTTCAGAGTTTATCCGACAATTACGATCTGACCGGTGATTGCGGTGGCCGAAGTCCAGGTAACATCACCGGCAGCATTCACGTTGATGTCAACTTCAACAGAATACCGGGTGGTGGAGATCGTTTCATAAACGGCAACAATCACATCCGTTCCGCATCCATGAGTAGCTGCGGCGATGGTCTGGGTGGAAACGGCAGTAATAGTGCCAACATACTTTTTGGTACGACCGGTGGTCTTCCCGTCCACATACGTTTTCGTTGCTTTCTGGGTCGCCAATTTTGCATCACTATTGGCAGACAAAGTTCCATCTGTATCAATGACACCGGTTTTGAAATTATCAATTTCAAGGTTACTGATCGTGTTTGAATCAGCATCGATGGTTTTTTGAGTGAGTGTCTGAGCGCCAGCTAACCTTACAAGATCGGAAGATTCAGTGTTGTCAACACCGTCAAAGTCGGCTGCTGTGATACCAGAGCCTTTAGTGACGTTTGCGATGACCATATCGCCTACACTTACACCTGCTCCTGATGGAGTATTCACCCCTGAAACGGTACCGGCAACGGTGACCTTCCAGAACCAGCCTTTTTGAATGGTTGTGATCCCCTGTGCTACAATCGTCTGGCTGCCGTCAAACGTGCCTTTGTAAACCATTCCGGCGGTGATCTGCCCCTGGATTGCTGCAATCTGGCCATCAACGTATGACTTGGTAGCTTTCTGACTGGCTACCTTTGCATCGGAGTTGGCCGTTAAAGCCGCATCTGTATCCAGGTATGCCAGTGGCATTTGTTTGATATCATCCACACTTGACAGGCCGACCTGGGCTTTGGTAGTTGCATGAGGATTGGAAGTCGATGCAAGATGGGTATCAATCGTAGCATGAGTATTTGTGCCCCGATTGAGTAAGGAATTGTGGTCAATCGCTGTGGGGTCAACCGATTTTACCCATACCGTTCCATTCCAGTACTTCTCATAATTGTCAGTTGTGTCAAAATACTTCTGGCCTTTTATCGGACTTCCCGGTGCCGATGCCAGATTTTGAATTACAGCATTCTGCAATTCGTTTTTATTGAAGTCCAACGGGACCAGTACTTTCTTTGCCATGTTTGTGATTTTAAGGTTTAAAAAAAAGGTTAACTGTAAATTATCTTTCCGCTTGCAGCAGGATTGAGACGGATCACCATTTCATCTGTCGATTCATGGGTTATTTCCGAGATCAATTCCCGACCGGTAGTGTCAACAACTACCACTGTAGGGTACTTTTGAAGGTTATGCTGAACCGTGATTTCACTCTGGTTGACAAAAGACTGGACTACCTGAAGCGTTGAGCCGCCGCCACCTCCGGGAACTCCTGATCCGGAAGGATCAATGATTCGGTATAAAAAGAAAAGCTCAATTTTTGCGTTTCCGGACTTGGGATTTTCACCACCGGAAAGGCAAACATATACAGGAGTGTTTTCAAAGAGCTGCGTCGAGAAAACAGGCGTCATCCGCTGAATCTCCATGGACGGAGACATCAGAAAAAGTGACGGGAAATATCCCCAGTCCCGTGTTTCGGTATCGCCATCCGTCGTCACATTCAATGTCTGGTTAGGATAAATGTTCAATCCTCCGATTGGCGGCGGTGCCGGGGTGATCCGGGCAATAAGCGAAATAAGGTCGATGATCTTACCAACTCCAGGTGCAGGAATAATTACATTGATTTCTGTCAAACGGTTGCTTTCATCCTCCGTTATCACATGAATTCCTGCAATGACTGGCGAAGACTGGCCATTTTGCAAACTGTTATACAGTTCGGTGAAATTTTCATTGATCTTCTTTCCGCCTACCCGGAGTTTGTCTCCCCTTTTATCTCCCGGGACAATCCCGAGGTTAATTTCTTGTCTTGCCATAGCTTAATATTCTATCTGGTCAAATGTTATTTCCATGTCATCAAAACTGACCTCCATGTTATCCCAGGTCAGCGGCTGCGGTAAGATTATCGCATTGGCTGAGCTTTCAGGAACGTGAACCGAAAAGAAGGAATTCTGATACGATCGTTCATACTCAATTTCCAGATTGTACAGGTATTCTCCGTCTTTGAGGAATGGAGTGACTTTTGCCGACTTGACTACGATCTGGAACAGTTCCTTACCGATCTGCTCGTATGCCTCGGTTGACAATAAAAGCTCCCGGAGGCAATTCTTTTCCCCTAAGGATATCCATCCGGAATTGGCTTTACAGCTTTCAGTTTCTTTTGCGCTGAACTGCATGGTTGAAGCATTAAAAAAGGAGTACTTTTCTTCCCGGACTGTAGTTCCTATCAAGCGTTCATATTCCAGGTTCAATTCGGACTTTCCCAGAAACCTGAAAGTATCATAGGCCGAAAAAGAATTGCGGTAAAAAAAGACTTTCTCATTTTCAAACACCCTGGTATCATTATAGAATACCCGTACTTCAGAAAGCAAGTCATCATTGCTGTCCATCAAATACACTTCCCATGACTGGACTGTCTTGCCATACTGAGCATTAACCAGGTCAAGGTGATCGAAGCCTACCTTGAATTCCATAACTGAAAAAGCCGGATACGCCACCTGCGGGGTTGCGTTCACAATCTTGTGGGATCCGTCTGTAAAGGTGATAACCACAACCAGCCTGTACTGAACTCCCGTTGGGTTGTCCTGGAACATGAAAAACAGTTTCTCCATAACTCCGGATCGGGAATATTTTGTCGTAGGAAGCCATGAAAGGAATTTGGACTTGTTTGCAGGGATAGAGAAATATTCCAGGTACTTCTCGTTGAGTGAAGTCAGCAGTTCATGATTAAGGCCACCGGCCAGGGCGTATTTCCATCCATCCGATTGCAAACCTCTGACATTACCGGCAATGCTTTCTGCAAATGATACCCGGTATTTCAATAGGTAATCCCAGCCGTGAGCTTTGACGTTTCCTGTAAGTTCCGGGAATTCAAAGCGTGCAATTTCCCAGGCTGCAAACTTTGACCTCAAATAATCAGAGATATCGAACCTTGCACAGCCGATGAAATCGCTGGGTTTAAGGTCCTCCCCTATCGAATTATTCAGCGTATCGCGGATTAGGCAAAGGATACTGAAGTAATCCGTGTAAATATCATCTGTTCCAGGAGTGTTTACCCCCTGCCCTACCCCCGAAACTCCGTTATTCGAAAGTACTACTGAGCAATCGGAACCAGATTCCTTTGCATGGAGTTTGATATTTCGCTGGCTTGCACCTGGTGGGTCAAGTGTAACATTGAAATATTTCTGGATGTCATAATTTGAAAGAAAACACTGGTAAATATTGTTTGCGAAATCATTGAAGGTTTGACCGAGATAGCCGACTTCAAACAGCAACCCGTCAAAACCGGTGAAGCCGGCTGACTGAAAAATGAGGGTTTTCCCGGCAAACTGAAGGTGGAACGAATGACCCACGGTGGTATCAACTGCGGAGACCACCAATTCAAAGTATGCAAATGAACCATGGGAGATCAGATAATTGTCTGAGCAGGCTTCATAAATGACCGGATTACCGGCAAAAGAAATGAGATTGGGCTGCTCCGTGATGTCAATCATGGTGCAATAGTACCATGAGAACGCACGGAAATAAAGGACAGCATCAGGGAGCCGTGAAGCACTTGAGCTGAGCGGATTTAATCGAGGATTTATTCAGGGTAACGGCAATTTCACTGACAAGATAATTGATGCCGTTAATTCGGTAACGCTTTGTAAAATCGAGATTTTTCAACTCTATGAAATCCATCTGCTTTTCGATCTTTACGCTCTTTCGGTTATCCATGATCCAGTTTACCCAGTCCTTCCAATAGAGATTGAACAATCCATTGGGACCAGGGTACCGGAGTGAGAAATTGCTGTTATTGGCTAGTCCTTTAAGACGGACAGGGGTACCCCAACCGCCAACAATACCAACCCAAAACAAACGGGGTGTGATTTTGTCTTTATCGGTTCCCAGGTTCCCGCAACTTACACCGATGTACTTATCCGATAGAGACGAGAAAATTGTCTCATACTTATTTTTATCATCCCCCCATTTGTAGAAAAACTTATCGGTCAGAGTTGGTCCATTTGGCAATTGCTGCCACTCAATGAGAAATGAAATGCCATTAACTCCCAACTGCCACCAGGTGTTTGTATCAGCGATATAGTAGATATCGCCGAGCCAGGTAAATGGATATGGCGGAATATCTGAAAAGCTCTGTACTGCGCCTTTGATATAGTCAGTGATTCCTTTTTCCGCATCCAACTGTGCCTGGTAAACCTTATCCCCCGAATCGGGACCCAACAGGAACCGAAAGCCGGTGATCTGTTCGGGGATCTCCTGGGAGATTGATAGAACATTCTTTGAAAACTCAACTACCTCGGAGCGAAGCAACACCTCTTTGTTGCTGACAATCCTAACAACCCTTTGCTTGGAGTCCACATGAAAGCAGCAATTGAACCACTTCTCCAGCCCGGATATGAATTCACTCACCTTCACCTTGGGAAGGAAGCGGCAGTAATAAATCTGCTGAAGGCCGAATATTACTTCGCTCAAGTTTACAGAATGGTATATCACCAGGCGTGAAAGCTCGATGCTGGAAGTAAAAAATTCATCCTGCAACCGGTACCCGAAGTTTTCTGCCAGTTTATTCAGGACAAACTTCAGGTAAAGAAAAGGGATCAGGATCGTTCTGCTTTGTCCGTCCGTTGTGGTTTTATGAAGCCATCCATCCGGGAATATGTGATTGTAAGCCATCAGTTCCGGATTGGTGGCCGCCGGATCAAAGAAGTCAAGGTTGGCGATCTCGGGCAAAGAAAAGTCCACTTCAGGATAAAAATGCGTCAACGACCAGTTGAAGTAATTTACTGCATCCTGATCAGTGGGAAAGGTTTTCATTCCAAAGTCTATCCGGTTTAAAAGAAGATCCTTCACTTCATAATTGAAGTTGCCCTTGTTGATGTAAAGGGTACCTTCAAATGTCTTATCTGATGCTGTCTTGATTTTTATCTGACCGACAAAAAGAACTATCCCATTCCACCGGATACTGCCATCAAAGGTTTCATAGATGCTCCGGGTAGATGCTAACCGGTTTTTCCATCCCAGGATTGACATATTCCTTGCCGTAGAAGGAACTTTGAATGGAAATGAATAATCCCCGACATCATTGAAAATAGGAGATTTGAGGTTCAGTGAAACCGAAAAATCATCGTTCAGGTCAAGGGGTTGGTCGGCAATCAGGATGGACAGCATAAGGATTTACAATTATTTGGATACTTCGGCTTCGATCTCATTGATCCGGTTTGTCGTTTCCCTCAGGTGATCAAAGGAAATGAAGGCAGGAATACCGCTTTCAATCAAGGAATTCAGCCTGTTTATACTGGCCGTGAACTCGGGATCGGCCACTGAGGGAACTCCTGCCGGTGTCGAAGCCGGAGAATCAATGTACCGGCCAACGGCTCTTTGCGGAACCCTTGCAAAATTGATGGCATCAATAACCTGGGGGTAATTCACCATAAGGTTCTTTGTCGTTTTGGGATCAATGACGATTTCCTGCCCTGTTTCACTGATCAGTGTTGGGGTTGAATACAAACCGGTCTCAGGTGAATTGACCAGCGGAACATCTTTATAGAGTTTGTTGTCATCCTGGCCTATTACCGAATAGCGGCCTTTGGCTGCCTCCGGTACTTTCTGGCTCAGGATATAACCGATTTGAATTGCACCCAAAGCCGCAGTAATGATGCTGAGCACGATCCCGACTCCGGGACCGGCGCCCAGCGCTGAAGCAACCGCCGTAGCAACACTGATCAGGGCATTGAACAAAGCCACTTCTTTGTTCCTAACAGCCTGATCATGCTCCATCTTCTTCTTTTTCTTGTCCAGGTCCTTATCCATTTTATCGACCTGAGAATCATACTGGGACTTTGAAATCAACTTGGCATCAAGCTGCGCCTTTAAGTTCGCTTTCTTCTTATTGTTGGCTTCTTCATCCTCCTTGAGCTGCTGGTTCTCAGCATCGGTTTGCATGGAGAAGATTGCTGCCAGGCCATCAACAGCGCCTTTTGCCAGGGAGATAGCATCATCGGCTACTTTTAGGGCTGTCTCTTTGGAAAGTTGAAGCTGTTTTGCGGCAACTTCTTCAGATATCTGCTTTTTGATTTCCGCGGTACGCTGTTCATCTCCCAGGTTTTCTTCCAGCAGTTTTTTGTACCTGGCATTGACCTCAAGCTGGATTTTCTCTTTTCCCAATGCCAGATCACGTTCACCTTTGAGTTTGAGATTATTCAGGTCATCCTCAAACTTCGTATCCCCTTGTTTCTTTGCCTCGGCGGTTTCCTGCTTTTGGCCAGTCTTTAAAGCATCCAGGTCTTTCTGAATGGCCTTGAGCGCCGCTGCTTTGTTCTTCTCTGCCTGAATGATCTTTTCAGAATTTCCTTCAGCGGCAGCAACTTCTTCTTTATAGGCAAACTCTATAGCCCCGAGGATCTCCTTACTTGCATCCTCGTACTTTTTATTTACCTCATAGATTTGCCGCTGGGTAATGCTCATACGGGCAACCCGCAGGTTTTCATGGATCTTCTTTACATCTTCTGCAAAGGCCTGTTCTGCCTGAAGCAGCACTTGTTTGATCTGCGAATCCCGCTGAACTTCCAAAGAAGATACATTGTCATCAATCCCTTTTTTCTGCTCCGGGGATAATGCTTTATCATTATCTGCTTTGAACTTCAAGGCCTTTTTGATCAGGGTGTCGTACTTCTCTTCGACATTCCTGATTTCCTGCTGGGTCTGGGTGAACTTGTCAGCATAGTTTTTTCCTTCAATTTCCTTCAAAGAATCCATCAGGTTCTTGTAGGCTTCCCTGATCTTATCACTGGCCTTGACCCGGCTGTTCAATTCATCGGTCGCCTTTCGCATGTTGGTACGGTCAGTGTTGGTTGCATCGGCTTCCCTGCCTTTTGAGATGTAATCATTGAGCTGATCGATCGACATTTTTTTCCAGTCAAGTTCCTCCTTGAATTCCGTTTTCCGGTTCTCGACCATCCGGTGAGTACGCTCACGGTCCTCCAGTTCGGTCTTGATGATCATCTTTAGGGTTTCATCCTTGGTTTGCATGGCAATCGTAAGGATCTGGTTGGAAACCATGTCAAGACTGTTACTAAGGTTCAAAGAGGAATTGACAGCTTCTTCTGCGATCTTTAACTGCTCGTTTTTAAATTCAACCGAATACACTTTCATCTTGTCTGCCGCTTTCTTGGCATTATCTGCCGCTTCCAAAAACCATCCTGCAGTTCCGGTGGTTCCGCCTCCGGTTCCCCAGTATTGCTTTACCAGCTTTATCTTTTCTTCCAACGTAGTTGCCTGTTCTACCAACCGGGCATAAGCCGGTTTTGAATCATAAAGCAATTGCATGGAAGCAGCCAGTATTCTGTTTCGTTCGCCTTCAGCTTCAGTAAGTTTCTTTGAAGCTTTCGACTGGGCTTCGGCAATGTCTTTGAGTTTATCCTCGGATTCTGCAAGGCGGATCTTTTCCATGTACTGAAAATTGACTTCCTCCAGGTGTTTTGCCAGGAACTGGTTGGTAACATCTTCATCTTTCATGCTGCCTAAAAACTCCGGGTACTTTTGCCGAAGATCATCGATCAGTCGGTTACGTTCAGCCTGGTTAGTGTTGGTAGCCTGTATCTGAAATACAAGGGCGTTTAAGGTTTCCTGCTCTTCCCTGTATTTTTCTGCCATCGGGAGTTCGAAGAGTTTCTTGACTGAATTCAGGGCTTGTGTAGCTCCTTGCACAAGTCCGTCGAACATGCCGTTGGTACCAAGTAGCGCTTCACCCACTGTGCGTTGTAACGCTTTCCAACTTTTTCCAAGCAGAACTAACCGTCCTTCGGTGGTTTGCATTTCTTCTTCTGCCAAACCTTTGTACTTTTTGGCAACAATATCAATGGCAGCGCCATGATAAAGTTGTTCTTTCGACAAATCTTTGAATTGACTGGAAAGCTTTTGTAAACCCTTTGCAAGCCTGCCTTCCATTGTTCCGTCAAGATCTTCGACAGCCTTTTCCAAAGTCTGGCCGGTGACAACCGCCAGATCCTGTGCGGCTAAGATCGTTTTTCGAATTTGCTCCGGAGTCCTTCCTTGGATGGCCAGGAACTTTTCAGCCTGTTCGATCTCAAGGCGGCTATCCTTGGTTGATCCTGAGCGTTCTTTTGCAAGATCAATCAATTCCCGTTGGGTAGCTTTATTGCCGTCCAATACATCAAGGAGCAATTTTTCGGCATCCCGTAGTTCGATTGCTTTTTGAATTCCGCCTTTGACATAATCTGCAATGGCAGTGATGGAAAAAGCAGCGGCCATTGCTCCCCCCATCTGCAAAGCTGCTCCTTTCAAAGAATCGAAGAGACCTCCCAGGCCACCGGCATTCTTTTTCATTTCATCGCCGATGGCTCTGGTCTGGCTGCGGATATCAGCCAATTTGGTGTTGAGTTCCTGAAGCTTCTTTGATTTATCTGCGAACTCTTGTGTATTTGTTTTGAGTCCTTTCAGTTCTGCATTCAAGGCCCTAGCTGATGCTTCGATCTCCTTTAGCGTTGCATTGGCCTGCTGACCGTTCAAAATAACGGTTGCCCTGGCCTCTTCTGTCATCTTTGCCATTGCCCTATTTTATTGAATTGTCGTTGATATTCTCAGAGATCACCACCTGGGCTTTCCTGCCGTACTCTTTTTGCAGGATTTCGAAAAGCCGTTGAGCTTCACCGTAAAAAGTCCGGGAGTACCATTTCTTGGGTTTGCGGACTCCTCCAAGCATTTTGTCCGCTAAAACCCTGCTGCCTTTAGAGACCGGGCGGTCTCCTAGCTTCGTGCCTTTGCCGACACCCATATCCAGGAACTTGCCATAATAATTGAAGGCAAATTCGATCCGGTCCACGTTTCCATGGGAACCGGCGATGACTTTATACTTGAAACTTCGATTGAGATCTCCGGAAGAATTCTGACCGATCTTCATCCGGGTCAGGTTCTTCCGCCAGAGTTGAATAGTGATCTTAGCCCAGGCTTCGGCTATTTCACGTTCGGAAAGTTTGGTTTGAAGGTTTTGCATTGAGCAAAGGGAAGCTCAATTTTAGGAAAATAAAAGGACAAAGAAAATAACACCAAACGACTGAATCAATGAATAAATCATCGACGAAAAATCTTGAAAATAATATTATAATCCTATAACAGAAGTGATAAAGATTATAAAAATCTATTTATGTTTTTTCAAGAAAGGTAAAATTTTTGTAGCAATAGCTTTTGCTAATAAAGGGGGGACAGCATTACCAATCTGATTATATTGAGAAAGATAATTTTGATCATCTTTCCCGAGTTGCTTCAACAATTTAGAAGAAATCTGCGTTCTTTTGCCCTTAAAAATGTAATTATCTGGAAATGATTGCAGTCGTGCGGCTTCTCGAGAAGTAATATTTCTTGGTTGATTAGGATGAACGAAATTTGAATAAAATGAAGCAGGAATAGTGTAAGCTATCATCTTGGGTTTAAGATGCCTATAATTTGAATTGAAATCACATGTAGAAAGTTCACCATTTCCATTCCTTTTTCTTACTTGTAACTCGTCAGGTATCTCTTCAAGTGAAAGTCCATTTAGAATTTGCTCATACCGTTGAACGATTCTCTGAGTATGAGCCATAGTAACATGATTATACAAGGTTGAAACTGAAGTTCTACATCCTTTTTGAAAATCATTTTTAGGTTTCAAAGTATAATTTGCCTCTTCTGCCCCAGTTCCCGCTTTAAGTGGAGGTAAATCACCAATTGCTTTAATAACATTAATTGCTGGACTTAATGAATGTGCCGATCCATTCAGCTTTTGTTTTTCTTGAGGAAGATAATGGGTAGCTTGGGGTTTAGATATTTCCTGATTGAACCTATTTCCGACGATAAATATTCGCTCTCTATTTTGAGGTACTCCATAATGGGCTGCATTAAGTTCCCATATGTTGGTTAAATATCCGATTGCACTAAATGTTTCCTTTATAATATCAATTACTTTTTCTCCATTTTCATTTTTCCCCCTTAAAAGCCCTCGAACGTTTTCCATAACGAAGACCTTTGGTTTTAATACATCTACCCACAAGGCAAAATCTCTAAATAGGGAATTCCTGGGATCTTTAGGGTTTTTTATTGACTTAGCAGTACTAAATCCTTGACAGGGAGGTCCTCCAATAATGATATCCGGTTTTACATTACAAACATTGAGGATTTTATCAGCGTTATCATAATTGCGAATATCATCTTCGATAATTTTCTGTCCGTCGTTGTTATTCGCTTTTAACGTTTCAACAGCCCATTTATCTACCTCAAGTGAACAAATTAGTTTGTATGATTTGCTCGCCAAACTAAATCCAAGTCCAAAACCGCCTGCACCAGCAAATAAATCGAGCACTTTAAATACCTGCTCTTGCTTTTTCATAGGTTTGCTTCAGTAAAAGTTGGAAAATAGCGATATATTTTGGCGTAATTTTTAATATCCTCTTCAGATAACGGAATTTTCTTTCTACCAGTTTTGGCAATGCCCGTTTTATTAGTTTTCTTATTAGGCAGTAATTTATCTAATGCATGGATTTCCCGATATGTAAGTTTAGGAACAACCAAATCAAAGCATTTTTCATCAGACCGCACAAAATCAAGGTTACTGAACATTTTATTCAATATGACAGCCTGTTCTTTATTGTAAATAATCCCTCCAACTGTAAGCATATCTGCACTATCCTTATAATAAATATTGAATAATTGTTGATAAAGAATTTGATTTTCTGCCTCCAGTCCGCAATTTTTATTTTTTAAAGCAGTTAATATCGAATTATTGATAATCTCACGAATAATTATTTTATTTTTTTCGACACTTAGGTTCATATCATATGCCCTGGTGGGAATATTTTCCCTGCCGACATTTTCAATTAATTTTTTAATACGGTAGTCTTTATCACTTATTTTAAGATTTGGGTTATTATTGACTTCTTTTTCAATATTAACGCTAATTAAAATGACGCTACCTGGTTGAATATTGAATATTACAGTATCCAGATCACCTAACATATAACTCATTAATGAATCTACATAGTCTAACCACACTATACTTTTATTTTTCCATTGATCCCATGGTAGTGCTGGTAATACTTCATGTGTATATCCAAATTTAACATCTATGCACGAGTATGGTTTATTGAAGTTAATTCGTTCTTTTTGATAGCCTTCATCCTCACCTTCAATACTCACTAATTTCGATATTCCCAGTGTTTTGTGAAATAAACTAAAATCAGAAAAATATGCAGAGCCCATGCCTATGTAACGATAATTCTTTAGATTATCCAAGGCCGATAACCTCCCGAATGTTTCACAAAACATTTTTCGCTCAGCATGCTTTGCAGGTCTGAGGGTGTAATTTATTCGTTCCGCATTTGTTTTAGTAGGTAGAATTTCAGCCATCTTACTTATTAGATTGCGTTTTCAAAAAAATAGTCGAATGCCAGTGATCCTGCAGCATTCGGATCATCAACACCAAAATGTTCCATTGCTTTTATAACCTCTTTTTTGGGCTTAGTAAAGGCTATAGGCAAAACATTCTTCGTAGCCTCAATAGGATTTAGTAAGTTTTTTGGATAAGAATATACAACCGGAAGTTCAGCTCTGTGACTCAACACTTCTTTTACCGTAACAACTTTTGCATTCTCAATTCTTCTATTAAGCGTTTGATTTTCTAATGGATTTCCCTTCTCGCGTTCCTTTTTCATGTCATCCATCAAACTCTTCACCTGTTTTGCCATAATAATCATTTGAGTTCTTACGTATATGAAATGCGGTGAGTCCTTATCCATTCCCGTTTTTGAAGTATTCCACGGAAGCTTGGAGGAGTCTTCTGCATTAAAAAATACGTAACCTCTAAATCTGAAAAATTGATCATGATATTTTGGCAATTCTTTTGCCTTTCGTTCCCCCCTTTCACCTTTACCTTTACCTCCAGTCCAACCAGTGACTTCGGTTGTGTCAGGACCTAGAATTAACCGATCATTACAAAACACATACCACCCCCCTTCTTCACCAATATCTTCAGAAACGCCTGCTATGATTTCAGCACGCAATCCATCAGAAAAAATATGCTTCCAATAACAAGGCTGGACATCAGTATCATATATGAGTGTAATTTTGGGAGCTTTTAATTTTTCTGAATTGATATAAATGGTTAATCCATTATTAATAGCAACCAGGTGTTCTAAAGCGATTTCATTTTTCAAATCAATAAGAAACTTTGGATCAGCGAATTGCTTTTTAGCATCCTCCTTGAGTTCAGTAATTGAAATTTTTGTCTTAGTATCTTTTAACAAACTTGGTTCTTTCTTTATTGTTTCAAAGGAGAAATCCCAATCTGTTTCATCTTTTCTGTCTCGCCAATCACGAACAGGAATATTAATTTTAAACGAAGATTTGGGGGCTACTGATTCAACTGATATCATTTCACCGATTTTGAAAAAAGCTCTTTTCATCCCAATACCAAACTGTCCGATTGTATGCTTGCCAACCTCATAATTTTTAGGTTTGCCCAATTTAAATGCAGATTCTCGTGCAACATTTTCTTCAATACCTCCAGCATTATCTATAATCTCAAAATGATTTTTATCAATGGTTATTGTGATAGAGAAACCACTCAAAGCATTTTTTTTGGGTGCATTAATGTTTGCAGCATCAATAGAATTATCGACCAAATCACCAATTGCGTCTTTAAGGGTAATATCTTTAACTAACATAGTAATAAATAACTCCTTTGATGGTATCCCTTCAACCTTGTTTGGATCTTTTGGTTTTTCTGGCGTTGGTGTCATATGTAAAAAACGTTTAGTTTCCCATGGTAATGCAAAGTAAACGAAAAAAACCCTATAAAATAAAACTTTTGAATATTATGGAGTAGAATAACGGTTATTGATGAGAATTACCGATTAGGTTGAGGGGTCAACCATTTTGTTGCAAGATATTCTAAATTAATGCAATCGGAAAGCTTGAACGAATACATAACTCCAAAATCATTATCAAACACCGGCCCCAGCATTTCATAGCTTACAGAATTGATATGGAACCCCGGAATGGCTTTCACAGCAAGTAGTTCACATTTTAGGTGATCCTCCAGCATCCGGGCAATGATATCAGTTCCTATTTGCTTCATTTTTGATACAAGTTGCATTTCACCGGAAAAGTCATCAACCTGTTCAAGGTGCCCGATGATCAGGAACCCTCCATTGATTAAATCCAGGATATTATCGAGGTTTGAAGCCTCAAAATTACCGGAAAGACTGGTCAGGATTAGTGCTGGGTATTTGATGTTTGACCGCAAAGCATCCAGCGGTTCGTTGATATCCATCATGTAGAAATCATTGATTTCCTTATGTTCCCTAGCAATCGTGCGGAAATACTCAACGTAGCTGTTAATGTCGGTCATAGGATTCGATCTTGGTCATATAATCGTGGTACTCTTTAGCCTTCTTGTTTAAACCGATCAGCACATTGTAAAGGTTTGAATTCATTACTGTTTCAAGGCTTTTATCGTCGGTCTTGCCATCGGCAAGTGAGATGATCAGTGATGCCCAGCCATTATCTTCGCTGCCGGCATCCCCTTTTTGCTGATAAATGTAAGGATATAGCACCGGTAATGAATTCAGAACACCAGAAAAGAAAAGGAAAACGGAATACTTGATATCGTAATCAACTGATGCTATCCTGGTACATCGTTTCTTAAGCGACCGGTTGACAAACTTTTTCCGGGGATCCTGGTTATCGGTAAAAGCCTTCCGGACGAACCAGAACCATTTCTTTGGCCGGTAAAGAACTGCCACCATTTCATCGAGATACTTTTGCTCCCTGGTCTTTGTAAAGGAATCGAGAAGGGAATTTGCAATTGTGAATTCCCCAAATGTGCAGTTCATCATCGCATCCGAGGGACCTAAATACTTCCTCCAACCGGTTCTGACTGCTGGCAGAAGGTTTCTGGTCAGGGAGACCTCTTTAAAAAGAAAATCAAGACTTTCACAAAGGGAATAGGCATCCTCAGGATGAATTCGTTTGGTGACTTTCGGCCTGACCGAAAGAAAATCAAATAGCGCCCTGAGCTTAAAATCCACCATCGTGAGCTGTCCCTGGAACAAGCGGCTGACAGATAAAACCTGTTTCTTAGTCAGCTCGTTCCAGTCGGAAGGTATGAAATATGTCTTACCATCTATTTCAACCTGGTTCATGGCAGTAGTTTCCTTTTGAAATACATCCGGATAACATTAATTCCGACCAGAATAACAATGATCACCCATGCAATTCCACCCGACCAGATCAGGAAGTTCTGAAAGCCGGTGACTTTATACACCGGCTTTTCAATTGTTCTGGACTCAATCCTGGATTCCCGGATGTGAGTTTCTTTCCAGGAAAAGTAGATCGAGCTGCTGTCGATCTTTGCGCCGGTGGTCAAAACATTATTCTTAAGCAGTAAGAAAGGAACCACCCGCTTTCCCGGCTTAGTCTCCAGAATCTCTTTTACAACCACTTTCCCGTCCTGGCATTCCAATAGCGCTTTGATCAGGCCGCTGTCAGCCGGAAGCGGGATCAGGGAATCTTTCACGCATGTAACGGTATCATGCTGAACAAAAATATCAGACCTCTCTGTAGGAGGATATCTTTCAGCGCATCTTTTTTCAGAAATACAGCCGGACATTAATGCGGCCAGGAGCAGGATCAGGAAACCCGGTTTCATCATGCTATGAATTTAAAATTGTTCAATCGGTTCATCCATCCGTTGAAAAATTTGAGCTGGTCCGGATGGTTCTTTACCAATTCTTCTATAAAAGTCTTCCTTGCCTGGAAGATTGAGGCATGAAGGCCGCGTTGGTTGACGTTATTGACGGCGAACAACGTTCCCATCCCGACGATGCCATCATCAACTACCTTCAGTATCCTTTGTGGAATGACAATACCCCATTTTCCACTTCCCCAGACCCAGTCAACGAGGATCTCAGCGATGCTCTGGTTGGTAATCTGATCTGCTTTCCACCGGTTCCAGTAATTCAGCTTCAGGACTTTTACCGCATCTTCTTTGGAAAGCAGCTTGATATCTTCAGCATCAATGTCGCTATCGCCGTCTTTATCATAACCGACCATTTTCCAGGTGGCAAGGGTTACACCCATATTGGTGGCACCGCCCTTGTCTTTGGGATCATTGACAAACCCGCCTTCGTACCGAAGGATTTTCGGGGCAAATAGTTCGACCTTTGCCATGTTACTTTTTAAATGATGGGTCTTTGACAAAGATCAGGGCAAAGCAAATCGGGGCAAATACCACGAATTCGGTCAGGGTTGCCTTGCCTATTCCAACCAATGCTAAGCCACCGGCCAGCATCAATATACCTGTCAGTGTGGTTTTCCAATTCTTAAAAATTCTCTCGTTCATTTTTCGTTATTTTGATAATTGACCTTCAACTTTTGAAATTCTTTCGCCATGATCGCCCAGGGTGACTTTTATCTCTTCGATCCCGGTATCATGCCGGCACAGGTGTTCACCGATCTCTTTATGCTTTTCCGTGCAGTAAGTCTCACGGCACTGCATCTGGATAATGAGCTTATCGACTGATTTTTTTAAGGCGATCACACCTATATAAAATTGGTACAGGAAAAACCCGATGACTGGAATTGCAATAATCTTTATGATGTCAAAAACATCCTGGAGGATAAAATCAAGTGGCTTCATGCTAGAAAGAATGAGTTATTGGATTTGTTTAAAAATTCGTTACGGGTTTCGGCTTTTACTGTTCCAGCATACCGGGAAGAATGAAAATAAGCCGGGTAAACATCCTCGCTGGCTGTTTCATCAAGGAACTGCTGAAGGGCTTTCAACTCGGATTCTCCATCCCTTTGATTGGCTTCAGCCATGATGGAGATACGATCTTTGTTGGAAGCCTGCTTTGAAGATACGTTGGCAAACGTATTGCCGGCAGTATCGAAAATACCCCAATCGAGAATGTCAATGGAGATTTCCAGCAGTGCCCTTGCCATGGTAAGATGAGCCAATGCCGGGCGGATCAAATACAGAAGCGCAATTTGTGAAGCTGTCAAATCTTCATCGGATTGCCAGGCCACTTTAAGCTCATCGAACAATTCCGCAGAAAGTGTAGGTCGTATATACTTCTTTTCCACAGAGCGGATGATAGGTTTGAGGCTTACGAAAACCCGTCTGCTCTCGCGTATATCCACCTCACTGTTGAACTCAAGGGTCCCACGGATAAACAGGTCTGCGTCCAGTGGTTCGTATCCGGGGTAATCAGCCTTGTGTTCATCAAGGAATTTCAGGACAAGGTCCAGCGATGTATTTGCCCTGCGGATCCAATTCTCTTTAAGATTCTGCACCCGATATTGGGGAGCTGTCTTATGAGTTGGTGATTCAATCACCTGGATACCCTGGCTTGAAATGCTCACTCCGAATTCATCGGCACCAAGCCATAGAGCGTATAACGCCAATGGTTTGCGTATCATATAAACCAGTTTCACCAGGTTAGCTTCTGTGGTTCCATCATCCGGAGGAACCGGATCAAGGGCCATCAAGTCTTGAAGTTGATCATAGAGAACATTGCCAAGCACAGGTTTGATGAAGGTCTCCTGAGCTTCATCGATGTACGGGAACCAGTTTTCAATCAAATTGCTGACATTTATGGATGCAGCAGTTAAAACCTGTGACAGGTTATCAATGAATCGTATCATGCGATGTTCTTGTCGATGCGTTTATCAATCTTCGTCGGATGGTCCTGCAAGGTTTGGGAGGTGTCAACAGTCACATAATCAAACTCAATATCCGGCGACCATTTATTGAAATCACGGATGAAATAAAGCGGTTCCAAGCTGATCTGCCGGTAAATGCCCATCTCGGCATTGAGCTGCCAGAAGGCTTCCCGTTTATCAGATCCGCTCCCTGCTCCAAGGTTCCCACCGGGCAATCCTGAACCCACCAGGCAGGGATCAACCCCGATTGCAAAGAGGATTTCTGAATTTGCCGCCTGGGAATCAGGCAAATACGCATCATCCTTGAGCTTATTGTCGATTACGTTGATCTTCCAACCAGCCAGGTATTCGCTCTTGAACTTATTGAAGAATGTGAAAGTGAGAAATGCTTTTCCGGTATTCTCGACATCCGAAAGGAAATCGTTCATTTCAGCCAACACCTTTGTTCTTGCCGACTCACGTTGTTCCCTGGTATAATCCGGAGAAGGATAGCGGTTCATGAAGTAATCATCGGGTATCTCTATATGGTACTTGATAGTCATCTGGTTGCGCATGATCGCTTGCTTGAGCTGAGGAACCTTATTGGCAATGCTGAGCCATCCGCTTTGACGTATTCCATTCCATACGGAGAGATGATAATAGGATTTGTTGAAGGAACGATAAAATATCGGGTATGCGAACTGGGGGTCCTTGTAACGGTTGCCGTCATAATTAGCAGGATCATACATTGGGATTTTAACCAATGTTCCACTTTCTTCACTCGGCGTGTAATCCCATTGGGCTGAGAAGAATAGGTATGGGATACGTGTCGGATGATCACTGTCCATTTTAGCATTCCGGCAGTAAGCAGGATCTTTCACAAAAACCTTGTTGATCTTATCCTTTCCTTTGTTCAGAATGAATTCGATCCAACCATTTGCAAAGATTTCCAGACTTCCAATCAGGTCGATCCATTGGAAGTTCAACCGGTTAATGCGAAGAAACTCGACCACTTCCAGATCAGTTACAATCTCCCGTATGGGCACTCCTAGGTTATCCTTGCCTTTATCACGATAAGCCAGGATTCCACGGCCATAATGGACCGTCTTTCTTTTTTCCAGTGCCCTGAGTGCGATTGAATTCTTTTCCAGATCCTTCAATACATTTTGAGGAAACAAATTGTCGTCACCCCACGGAGACCATGGCCAGGATGAGTAATCAACCGGGATTACTACTTTTTCGGTGGCTGCATCTTCAGTCCTTTTATAGGATGTTGCAACGGCCTTTGCTCCGGGCATAAATGCAACCTCGTTTTCGTAAACGACCTTTTGTTTCATCAGTAGCAAACTTTCTTGTTATTGAATTCGATGATCAGCCGGATATGCAATTTGCGTTTCTGTCCGTTGGGTAAAAGAATGTTCCTGGTTGAATTGGTCCAGTGATGAGGGTCTTTTGTTACCTTGTCCGGAACCGGAACATTTTTCTTCACCGGAAAAATTTCCTTACCCTGCTTTGTCCTGACAGAGCATTTGGAAGCATCCTTCAGTTCGATTATCTGTCCACCTTCTTTTGTTGTCCGGTCAGCAGTGACAAACTTGATCTGAAACCTGGCGGGCCTTCCCTGACCATCAAAAGATTCCATGATCTCTAAAACATCCCACAACCGGATAAATGTTGAATTCATGAGGCAATACTACAATGGCGACCATGAATAATAAAGGACACTATTTTCCTCCAGGCTTTACGACCATAAAAAAAAGCGTTCAGGCCTTAGCCTGAACGCCCTAATCATGGACTGGACCGAAGGTCAGAACTTGATTTTGCCTTCAACATCAGCGATGCTTGAATCGAATGATGACTTGAGAAAATCAATGACTTTCTTGATTCCAGGGGTAAAACTGGTGGTGAAGACATTACCGTCTGAGTCATTCAGCCGCATGGAGCAGTTGAAATCATTAGATGCCGTCTGGAACCTTTCCAGTTCGCTGCGGGTCTGGACCAGCTTCGCCCTTTTTTCGATGACCAACTGGAGGTTTTCGACCTTGAGGATCTTCTCCATCAGGGTCATTTCCTTGACCGGTTCAGGAGCAGGAACAACAGGTTTTTCAGGTTCGACCTTCAAGAGCGGTTTCTGCTCTTCGGTTATTTTCTCTTCAGGGTTGAGAACCGTTTTTGCAGCTGCAAGAACTGCGTTTTCTTCCTTGGATGCTCCGCCGTTGGTCGGCTTCAGTACTGGTGCTGTAATCTTTGTCATTGTGTTTTGCTGCTGCCTTGCAGACTTTTTTAGGCATCTGGCTCGCCGGGGTTTAAGAAAAATTTATGCCACCGGGAACAAACGGAGTGAAAATTTTAAGCAAGAGTTTGGGTCATGATTTTATGCAATAAAATCTGAATGAACCCGAAGGGTGACGATGCCTGGAGGCGGTCACTCTTAGCGAAAAAGATTTTCACGAGTTTAACTTTGCTGCAAATTTTGAGTAATAGTGGGTTGGCTTTTGCTTGCTTTTTTCAAAAGCTGCCCGGAAGGGATTTCTTTTTTGGCAGGGTTTCTTCTTTGTCCTGGTCTCAAAGAAAAAAGCCTGATTCGCGAACAAAAAAAAAGACTGCCGAGAGGCAGCCTTTCTCAGGGTTTCTGTGTTGATCAGAAGGGGATTTCTTCTGATGGCGTGTCTTTGGAAACCTTCTTTGAGGTATTGCGTTTCTTTTTGGGAGTTTCAGTGGGCTTTACCGGTTCGTTGACTTCGGATTCTTCCAGGCGGTTTACATATGCGGTGTAGTCATGTCCGAATTGGTCGGGGCTTTTCAGTTTTGCGATTTCAAGGGAGATGTAATCTTCATCCTTGTATTTGTGTGAGAACTTTACGAGATCTTCGATTTTGAAGTTGATCTTAATGATTTCAAGGCCTTCGATTTTCTTTCCTTTTCCGATGTAGTTTTTTACAAAATTTTTCATGGCTGTGATTTTTAAGTGAAATTTATATGCAAGTGTAATTAAGACCATGGAGGGGCACTCAAGTAGGAACTGGAATACCGAATACCTGCAGGATATGCCGGGAAAATTCTTGAATGAGTAGCACTTTCACCCTGGAATGGAATAATAGCTTAGCATAGGAATTAAACAAAGACCACAGACATCAGATTTATGTGAACTGCATCCCAGAAAAAGAAAGCAGAAGGGCTGAATGATCAAAGGAAAAATGCTCGTAGAGTTGCATAAAGGCATGATAGACATCCCGAAAGCGCAAAATCCCAGACAAAATTAATGACTACACGTATTAACGAGCAAGAAAAAAGCCGTTGTGGTTTCTCACAGCGGCTTAAGAATCGGAATTATCGGTACTGGCTGTTGTACCTCTCTTCATCTTCAAAGGAAGCCAAAGAATTTCGGTAGTCAGCTTCATCGCATTTCAGATGTCCGGCATGTTTGCCATTTGGCCAGTAGATGATTTGTTCGCCTTTTTTTATTGGTTTGCCGCAGGTGTGACATTTACTTGCGAAGCGGGCTGTGATCTGGCGTGGATCCCCGGAATAACTGTTAAAATTGTTCATAGGTTTTGGTTTTAATGTAAATGAAAAAACCACCCCGGTTGCTCGGGATGGCTCTATTGAATGAATGGTTCAGTTAAAAAGGTGAGTCTTCCAGGACAGGCTCCAGTACAGGAACTTCGCTGGTAGCTTCTGCTGTGGTTTTTTCTTCTGAAGGAGTGTAAGAAGAGTCAATGCCCAGGATATGATCGGCAGCCTTCTCAGCCCTTGCAGCAGCCCACATGACCCATTTCTGGTTGTCACGGAGCACCGATGCCCATCCCCTGATATAAGCGGCTGAGTTTCGGATATCCGGGTCAAGGTGAGCGATACCGGAGAGGAATGAAGAACAGAGTTCAGCAACAAGTTCCTCTTTACTGTATGGGATATCGCTAAAATTGTTCGACATTCCGTCATAGCGGTTGAGCCGTTTGGGGTGGCCAGTCGAGTGACCAAGCTCATGGTAAACCACACGGTAGAAAGCAGAAGAGCTTGTGAAATATTTCCTATCCGGAACTGAGATCAGATCTGCAAGCGGGGCATAGTATGCACGGTCGTCTTTGTCGGAGAAGATGATTTCCGGACGGCCTGCGTAGCCTTCGATGATTGATTCAGCCTCCAGGTGTTCATCATTGACCTTTTCGTCAACCAGGCTTTGAAGTTGGGCGATCTTTTGCTTACCCTGCTCGTCAAAGTCGGCCTGTTCGGTATTGAAAACATGGTAAAACCTCAGAAGGAAGGTCTTCTTTGTAACGCCGGTGGCTTCATCCTGTTCAATGCCGGTCTTCCAGAACACAACGATGGTGGATTTTTCGCCCTTGCGAACCTGTCCACCGTTGGAGCGAATCTGCTGGAATGTGCCATAAACCCGGCTCTTGTAGGGATCGGAAGAAAGCACCAGACGATTGATGCCCCGGTAATAATGGCCATTCATGCTGACCGGGGAAGGAACCTGCCAAAGCTTCATCCAGCTTCCGGCTGTTTCAAGGTTGGCAATGATCTTCTCGGTGATGGCTGCGTAGATCTGTGAGTTATTCATGATATCCGCCCCTGCCCTGGGGTCTTATTTAGGTTTCTGGCCCACCTGGTTAAAATTGAAATTTTAGCCCAAGTGAATACCGAGAAAAATAAATAATGTCAAGGGTGTAGGTCAGATTGATTACCAATCTGAATACACTCGAAGAGCGACAGCTCCATCAGGAGGTCGCCCTTTACAGTTTTATAGCTGAAAGCGGATTTTTCGCAGGTAACTTTGCGGAAATTTCGAGTTTAATAAAGTGCGCTGGCCAACGCCCTTCTTTTTTGCAACTTTCTTCTTCTGCGTATTTGAGAAGAAAAAAGTTGGTGGGCCAGGTCAAAGCAAAAAAGACTGATCTTTTGTGACTTAGAAGGAAAGATCGGCGTGAACTTTAAATTTCGAACCTTTGCTTTTAAATTTCATGTGGTTCATTAGCGATTTCCTTTTGCCCGATTGTGTGTCTTACACAACATCTGACAGTTCTTGGATCCTGTTACGCCACCCTTGCTCCATGCTGCTACGTGGTCGGCGTCCATTTCAACAAACTTCCATATCTTACCCTTGCTGGCATCATGTCCAATGGCACAATGCGGACAGTTTGATTCACCTTTAGTTGCAGCTTCAGCTGTTTGTGTTGAGTAAACGGATTTCTTGGTTGCCTCGTCAAAGACCCTGACATCAAGCAATTTTGTGTCAACTGAACCGCCAAGAATGTACTCAAAAACACCTTTACGGTTTTTGACATAAGGATCACTATAGAGTTTCTGTACTTCTTCCGACACTTTAGCCGGATCATACGCTTTCTTGTGGTGCTTTTCGTACAATTGCCCCCACTCCAGCCCACGCATCTCACTCTCGACATCTTTAAATACGCTTGAAACCCATTCGATCACACTATTGAAATAAGTTTTTAATTCAGTAATATTCGTGTCAAAGCGGTGTCGGCTCATATAATCGCTAATGTTACCTTTGCTTACCCAGTCAAGAGCGCATTCCAGAAACTCCTGCCGGTTTGCGCTACCAGATACATATGCGCTCCATTTTTGGATGTTGGAGTTTTGGCTATTACTAAACTCCTCTTTGCCGAGTGTTACAAATGGTCCTGAGAAGATGGCGTTGAGTAATTCCTGATCGTTGAGCGGAACACCAGCAATATTAATCGTGCGAAACCATTGTTTTATCTCACTTTCGGTGCCTTCGCATTCGTAAATGGTCAGTTTCGTTTCCCAAATCCTGGCCTGCTTGTCAGCTGCAATACCCCTAAAATATTGCTCCATACCGTTTTCATCTTTAACGGCAAATTTATCAGTTACAAACCGTCCGAAACTAGTAATACGCTGTTGGCCGTCTAAAACTTCAAATTTATCGTCACTCACTTTAACGAAATAAATCAAACCCAGTGGATAGCCCTTGAGGATTGATTCGATGACGGCCACATCTTTTTTGCCATCGGCGTAGATATAGTTGCGCTGATATTCCGGCTGGATGGTTAATTTGCCGGACAAACCAAACAGCCCCTTGCCTTCGAGTTCGTTATAGACAAATCCTGCGCAAATATCTTTGACGGTGATTTCGGTTTTTAGGGTTGTTTTCAT